CCCTGTAAACCCTGCTGCAACATTAAGAGGTTTAATTGCAGCTTATGGTGAAGGCTACTCTACTTTATTTTCTGACAGTAATGATAGCTGCACGGCTGACGTTTGGAATATCTTTACAATTAAAGAAGTATTATCAGATCAGAAGTTATTACAATTTAGAATTACTAATAACAGCGGTGGAGAATCTGATATAGAAACCGCATTCATGAGGCTTGTTTAATGCCTATATCAGCTGCAGATTATGACGCGATCTTTGACAGTGGTTATAGACGCGGATACCGTGACGGACTACGTAAGGCAGGCGGACCCTCTCCCGGATACGTAGACATTCCAGTAGAAGTTCAGGCTACCAGACGAGGCACATACAAACCAAAACGTAAACTTTCTGCCTGGAACAAATTTGTTAAGGCAAATTCTAAAAAGAAGATCTACCGTTATGCTAACGGCAAATTAAAATTAAAAAAGATGGGTATAGCATTTAGAAAAACCCGTGCAGGGCGTAAAAGATGATAGCCGAATTATTCTTAATTATGGAACTGTTACAAAACCAAAAAAACCAAACATCGGACTCGGGCCGTGTCGTCAAACCGTTTGCGCGCCCGTTTGGTAAGTCTACACCAACTGTAGCAGTTCCAAAACCCTTATACAAACCGCCAGACACGTTTGCCGGAGAAATTGGTCCCGGTGGCCGACCCTCCTTTTAGATGCCAATTGTTGCAATCCCTCCCGGAGTGGAGTTAAGAAAAATTTCTGCAGTTCAAAAAAAAGCTTTAGATGAACTGGTAAAAAATACGAATGGATCCACAACAAAAAATACCGCAATTTTGGTGGGTGTTCCGGCTCTGGTGGTGGGACTGGGTGCGTTAGCCTATCTTTTCAAAGATGAAGTAAAAGAAACGGTTAAAGAGTCATGGAATGACGTCAAACAATATGCAGAAGGAATTCCAGCAGGGGCTTTAACTGGCGCAATAGACGCAGGTTTTGGACTTGGTAAAGAAATAACAGGCGTGGACCTCCAGGCAGTAAGAGAGGCCGAAGTAGGCACAATATTTGAAGGGACAACAGTATGTGAACGCTACGAATACGATTTAGTGGATCTATATGGCCGTGAAACGAATTTTTTTACGGCACCCTTAGTAGGTTTAAACATCCGGGAGAAATTAAAAGGAATGAAAAAGGCCGGATGTGATAAACCTCCTTATGTGCCACAAATAGACTGGGATAGAGTTTAATGAACCCGGATTTGATATATCTCTTTATTGGAGAGATTTTTTTAATTTTATTCCTGTATCGTTTTTTATTACGTCAATGGATAATAAAACACTGGGATGAGAAATTACAAGAAGAGGGGTGGTTAATTGTTAGATTAGATCCTGTAATAGATGAAATTGAAGACAGGATGCACGATAAATTAGAACAATTCCAACAGTCTTTTTTTGGATCCGTTGGGGCCATGACTCAAAAAGCTAAGCAAATGGACCCGATGAATAACATCCGCAAGGCTGCAAAAGATGGCGACTGGACAAGTATGTTGGTAGAATATGCCGCAAATAAGGCAAACTTGGGGCATCTACTGGGCAAAAAAGAGGGTGAAATAGGGGTAAAACAGCCCCAGAATGGGCCTAAAACAGACATTTTACCTATAAATAAACCTAAAAAGCTTTTTGATTTATTAAATAAATAACATAAAAAGTATGTTGGCTTATTATTTATTTTAAATATTTTATTTATGTATAGTTAGTTATATTAACTATTCCTTATTTACATAAAATATGTGTAGACAGAAAGTAATGTTAGACCTCTTTAGCGGGTCAGGTTCGGCCAGTCAGCCCTTTATGGATAAGGGATGGCGTGTGTATAGATACGATTTAGAGCCACAAGGGGCAGATGGTATCTTTATAGATCTAAGTGAAGAGATGTTTATTATTAATTTAATAGATGCTTGGAAAGAAAAGAAAGTAGATTTAATTTGGGCAAGTCCACCTTGTACAGAATATAGCGACGCACACCCAAGAAGAAACCTTAAATCTTTTATTCCTAATACAACCCTCTGGCGTAATACAATAAGAATAATAGAAGAAATAAACCCTACTCACTTTGTAATAGAGAATGTTAGAGGCGCAGTTAGAACGTGGGGTAAACCTGTCCAAAGATGTGGCCCTTATTACTTATGGGGTATATTCCCTAAGTTTAACATTCCAAATAAGATCGCACCTAAACACCTTCATAAATATACTACTCATGAAGCTCAAGCAAGAGAAAGTGCAAAGATACCTTATACAATAGGTAAACATTTAGAACGTGCCATAAGCCTGCAGGAGGTTATCAATGGGTAGACGTAGAGGCGAACGTAAAGATACTGTTACTATTAGACTAACTCCTAAAGCCAGAATATATGTATCAGATCTAAAAAAACGCTTTCAACAGATAGCTGCATTCGGATCTGGTAGGCAGTGGACTAACTCTGAAGTAATAGAACAAGCTATTGGTTATTATTTTAAGTGTAAAAATACTGATTATATGACTGACTTTAAAATGTGTGGGGCTTGTGGACAACCTCGTAAGAACCTCGAATAGACTTAAGTATAGTTCCCGGAGTCTTACAATATGGCCCCAAGAAGAAAAGCACCACGAAGACGTGCAAAAAAATCTTTCAGTATATCCGCAATAGAGGCCGGAACTGCATTAAGTCTGGCACAATCCAGCGGTGCAGCTTCAGCTATTCAAACCGCCCTATCTGGTAACTTATCCGGGGCACTTACATCATTAGAGTCGAGCGTAATGTCTAACAAAAATAAAATAATTGGCACTTTAGGTGCCGCATTTGTTGCAAAGGCATTAAGTAAAGGATTTTCTACAGGAACACTTGCAAAGCTAGGACCTGTTAGGATCCGCGTTTAAGACAAAATAAAGGAGAAAAAAAAAACACATGGCATTTTATCGCACCCGTGAAGGCGCATTGACTGCTGCAGATTCGTTTACGGCTTTAGGGTCACTTTATGGACAATCTACAACCGCCGCAGTGCAACTTCCAAAACAGAGCACCCAAATTGTGGGTATAATCGCAACCGTTGCAAGTGACAGTGCCACAAATGGCGCAACCACTTTTGCAATACAACTTTCTGGCGACGGATTAAACAACGGTCAGGAAACTTTTACAATAGGATCGCAAGGAGTAGACGGAACCCCAGCATCTAACGGCATGACAAATATGCCTTTCAGTTTAGATGTTGCAATTCCAGTTACTGGATCTAACCAAGTATCTATTGCAGCTGCAATGGACACAGATGTTGGAACCTGCGCTGTAGCCGTTACTTTAGTTCTGGCATAAAAATGTCTTATGAACGCGAGGCTTATGCCCCGTGGAGTCTTACCAGAAAAGCCGGAGTGCAATCTGCAACCGTTGATTCTGACATAAAAGTTCCGCAATATATACAGCCAGTATTAAACACAGGTTTTGTAGATGAAAAAGGGGACTGGAAAGGCACAAAGTCAAGCGATGAAGAGTTCCATGCTTTTGATAAACATGTAGGCATACCAAATGGCGGAGTGATCTTAACACCTCAATCAACAAGCGATAGCTTTTGGGTTTTGGATATGACGGGTTTTAATACGTTGCAAATAGCTATTAGGCCAACTAATACGGGTAACTATGCTTTCACTGCAGTAATGGGGCCTGATACCAATAGTTACGCTAACTTAAACCCTGTAAACCCTGCTGCAACATTAAGAGGTTTAATTGCAGCTTATGGTGAAGGCTACTCTACTTTATTTTCTGACAGTAATGATAGCTGCACGGCTGACGTTTGGAATATCTTTACAATTAA